ATTGGGTTATGGTTCATTTCTTGCTAGTAATAATGTTTCTAAAAAGGCAATTACCGCATCATATTTAGGTCTTGCTGATGTTGTCGATGCTGATAATCCTTTGGTTTATAAGTCTTCTCAGGTTGTAAATTTGCTCCCGCTATTGGCGTACCAGAAAGTCTATTTTGATTTTTTCAGTAATTCTCAATGGGAAAAACATTTGGCCTATTCTTATAATGTTGATTATTGGGATGGTACATCACAGCTGGCTGTTGTTCCTGATATGTTGAAACTCCGGTATGCCAATTACCCTAAAGACTATTTTATGGGTATCCTTCCTAATTCTCAGTATGGTCCGGTAGCTGCTCTGCCGAATTCTATAGACCCTAATTTTTCTGGTCGTACTGTATATGCAACTGGTAATATAAATTCTATCGTAAAAAATCCGTCTAATACAACTTCTGTTGTTACAGCCGCTTCTCAACCTTATGACCGTAATTTAGTTATTGGTTCTGACCTTTCTGCCCTTTCAATTCGTGCTACAGAATATCTCCAGCGCTGGAAAGAAGTAGTCCAGTTCTCTAGTAAGGATTATTCTGACCAGATGGCAGCTCAATTTGGTATCAAGGCTCCTGAATATATGGGCAATCATTCTCATTATATTGGCGGTTGGTCTAATGTAATTAATATTAATGAGGTTCTTAATACAAATCTTACTGCTGATAATTCTCAGGCTGTTATTGCTGGTAAAGGTGTTGGTTCTAATTCCGGTCATACTATTACTTATGATTGTGGTGCCGAGCATCAGGTGATTATTTGTGTTTATCATGCTGTTCCTTTGGTAGATTGGAATTTGACAGGTCAAAATCCTCAATTGACTGTTTCTTCTATATCTGACTTTCCTCAACCTGCGTTTGACCAATTGGGTATGCAACCTGTTCCCGGCTTGAATCTTCATAATAATCCTAGTCGTTCTGTTTCTTCCTCGATTGGTTATAATTTGCGTTATTGGCAATGGAAATCTAGTATTGATACAGTTCACGCTGGTTTCCGTTCTGGTCTGGCTTACCAGTCTTGGTCCGCTCCTATTGATGGTTGGGATGTTTTGACTTCTTCCGGTTCTTGGTCTTATCAGTCCATGAAAGTCCGTCCTCAGCAATTGAATTCTATTTTTGAACCTCAGGTTTCAGGTCAGAATTGTTCTGTTGCATTTGACCAATTATTGTGTAATGTTAACTTTCAAGTATATGCTGTCCAAAATTTGGATAGAAATGGTTTACCTTATTAATTTAGTTGATTATGAGAAGTTTTGCTTATAAGAATGAGAATTTTGAGAAGGACACATATGTTCCTGAATTAAAGGAAGATAATCCGTGTTATCAGCCGTCTGTTTATGATTCGGTTATGTATGACGAACTTCCTGATGGTGATTTGATTCAGTGTGATATGACACAGATTCTTTTGAATCAGGAAAAATATCGTAATCTGCTTGGTGATATGAATGTTCAGAACATTCTTGCTCAGATGCACCCTACTCAGTCTACTATTATGGATGGTATGACTGACGAAGAACGATTTAATTGTGTTATTTCGCGTCACTGTCAGACTTTGTCTGAACGTCAGGCTGTCCTCCGTCAGTTGGCTAGCGAGAAGTCTGAGCTTACTAAATATGCTCAGGTAATGTTGGCAGAGAATCAGTCAGAGCCCGAATCCTCGTCCGCACCTGACACTAGTGCTCAATGAAATTCTATGATATCGGAGAAAGCCCCTTAATGGGACACTCCGAAAAATGTATTGCTCCTCTTGTCCTTGGTGGTCTTATTGCCGCTGGTGCTTCTCTTGCTGGTAATGCTATTGGTGCTTCGAATCAGAATAAAACAAATGAGACTTCCAAGGAGATTGCCGAAATGAACAATAAGTTTAATGCCGAACAAGCTCAGCTCCAGCGTGATTGGCAGGAAGATATGTGGAATAAGAACAATGAGTATAATTCTCCTGACGCTATGATTTCTCGTGGTCTTAATCCGTTTATTGGTTCTAATGTCGGTGCTGGTGTTTCTAAGTCTCCTGCTTCAGGTGGTACTTCTGCCTCTGCTGCTCCACCACCTAGTTTGCAGGCGTTCCGTCCTGATTTTTCTGATGTCGGTACTGCTCTTGCTTCTATGGCTCAGGCTCGTGCTTCAATGATAAATGCTGAACAAAATGCCGCTCTTACTCCGTATCGTATTAACCAGATTCTTGGCGATACGAATTACCGTAATATTGGTGTCGGTCAGTCAGGTTATTGGAACGCTTCTACTGGTAGAGAGTCTGCATTATTGGATCAATCTAAAGAGTACCAAGAACTTAAAAATATGGAGTTTGCCGGCCGTCTTACCTCTGCTCAGGAAGCACAGATACTTCTTGATTCTGAAGCTCAGCAAACCCTTAACAAGTATCTTGATGAACAACAACAAGCTGATTTGTTTATCAAAGGTCAGACACTTGCTAACTTATATGCTCAGGGTGCACTTACAGAGGCTCAATATAAACATGAAATGGCTCAGGCTATAAAGACTTCCGTTGAAACGAATGGTCTTCGTATCCAAAATAGGATAGCTTTTGAGACCGCTGATTCGTTGATTTATGCGAATATCCAGTCTAATCGTGCCCGTGGTCTTTTTTCTCTATGGGATTCTAAGAATGTAAATGCTGTCAAGAATATTGAGTTTTCTAAAGATAAAGCTGTGCGTGACTATTATAAGTGGAGTTCTAAAGAGAAGCAGAAGGATGTTGATTCTTATGGCTTACGTAACTCTATTGAGTATGGTACCCGTATTTTCCAAGGTGTTGGTAATATGGTCGGAGCTATGCGCCCCGGTGCTCAGATTTATCGTAATGATTATGGACCTCGTAATACTACTATTTATAATGGTCGGTAAGGTGCTGGTCGCCAATAATGACACGCTTCAGGCTTAGCAGATAGGGCAGAACGCTTTTTAATAGGCGTTTTGCTCTATTATTTTTTCCGAAAGTATCGTTTTATATTGGTGTGCTAATTAAGCGAAGCCCCTAGTTGTGTGCGAAGCAAATCCGAGTTATCCTCTCGGATTCTCCCGTCCCTCGTCCATAAACGCACAACTCACACCCCACGGTAGAATCTAAAAAAAACAGTTTTTCTTTGGAATTATGATTTTAGTTCGTATATTTGCTCCCAGTTAGAAGTTACAACTATTATTAACATTTTAAACATTTTACAATTATGTCAAGATTTATTATTTCTATTAAGGACAAAACCACTGGTCGTGATGTTATTCCGCCTTTTACTATCGATTCTCTCAATGGTGTTGGAGATTTTGCTGAACGAGTTGCTTCATACGGTTGTCTTGTCATTATTGACTCGATTAAGGAGGAAAATGATTTCTGTGAGTTGTCACGTCAATTTGAACTATCTAAACCTGCTATCCATGAGTAAGCATAATATTTGGAAAATTATTATCGGTGCTGTTTCTGCCGCATTAGGTTATGTTCTTAACGCGATTGGCTTATGAATAGTTTTGTTATTGGTTTCCTTGAGTCTTTGCTCAGCGCTAACGCCCATTTTACGGTGACTAGCGCTAAGCGTACTCCGAAACAGAATGAAGCCGCCGGAGGTGTTCCTAATTCGCAACACCTTACTGGTGATGCCATTGATTTTAAACCGTATGGTTCTACGACTTATAATCAATTACTTACATTGATTTATCAATATTCTGATTCCGTGTGTTCATTTGATCAGTTGATATTGTATCCTACATTTATTCATATATCATTTAGTGACAAAAAACGTCATCAAGTTATTGATAAACGTAAATAATTATGAAATATTCTCCTGACTTGCTGAAAGCGGTTGATCATTGTCAACATCGTTCATTTATTACGAATAAGTACACTGGTGCGCGTATTGCCGTAGATTGTGGTCAATGCGATTATTGTATCCATAAGCGTGCTAAAAAAGCGTCCATACGAGTGAAGACTGCTGGAAGTGCTTTTAAGTATTCTTATTTTGTTACTCTTACGTATGATAATGCGAATCTTCCTCTTATGTATTGTAAAGTACTTCATAGTGAATATGAGGACGTTGTCGGCATTTCGGGAGATATTCATTATGGAAATGAATATCATGATTATATCCCTGTTTCTGAATATCAATGTGATGATAACTCCATGTTGCGTCATATATTCTTCGAACAAATTCAAGGCACTGTGCCGTTTGACCGTGAGCTTAAGGAATATGTTCCTGTTAAGGATAATTGGTTTCTTTCTATGGATGCTATTCGTAGTTTTATCCATAAGACGCAATCCCTTGACAAAACGGATTATCCCGTTTCTGAACAATATGGTCGTGATAACCTTATTCCCTTCCTGAATTATGTTGATGTCCAGAACTATATAAAACGCTTGCGTAAACATTTATTTAAAAAGTTAGGTTCTTATGAAACGTTACACTTCTACGCTGTGGGTGAGTACGGACCCGTGCATTTCCGCCCGCATTATCATCTCTTATTATTCACAAACTCGGACGAAGTCGCAGAGGTTCTACGATACTGTCACGATAAGAGTTGGAAACTCGGTCGTTCAGATTTCCAGCGTTCCGCTGGCGGAGCTGCTTCCTACGTTGCGAGTTACGTTAACAGCTTGTGCTCTGCTCCCTTGTTATATCGCTCATGCTGCGCATTTAGACCCAGGTCGAGAGCGTCTGTCGGATTCTTTGAAAAAGGTTGCGACTCTGCTGAAGACGAAGACTCTTATGCGCAGATTGAGAAAAAAATCGATTCTGTCGTTAACGGAAAAGTCTATAATTTCAATGGTATCAGTGTTCGATCAACTCCACCCTTGTCGTATATCCGTACCTTATTGCCAAGATTCTCGTCTGCTCGCAATGATGATGGTTTTGCGATTGCTCGAGTTCTTTTCGCTGTTCACTCAACGCCAAAAAGAATTTCAAAATTTGGATTTATAGATTATAAACAAGATTCGATTTTAGATCTTGTACGTGTTTATTATCAATATCTTAAACTTAATCCTGTTCTCACTGATGATGATAAGATTATATTACATAATGCTCGGTGCCTTACTAGGTTTGTTAACTTGTCTAGTGATGTTGACGTTCAGGCTTTTATTTTTAAGCTTTATCGGCTTTTCCTTTACGTTCATAAATTTTTTCGTAACTGGCATTTGCCTGATTTTGGTTCTAATATCGATCCTTACTATGGTCGCGTTATGTTTATACTTAAAAAAGGCATAGAATATGAAACGAAAAAGGATTATGAAAGTTTACGAGATGCATATAGCCTCCGTTCCCAATACCCTGATATCTCAGATTGTATGTTTGCGTTGCCTCAGAATGGGCAGGAAATTGATGTCTTGCAGGCCGTATCGAGTGAAACGGTTCAACTCCTTGAGCAACTCCGGTACCGTAGTTCGACATTCTGTCGTGATATGATTAAGCACAAAAAGCTTAATGATGCTAACAATATATTTAACCGTATGGTCTAATTTTAAATTTTAATTAGTTATGAGTGATTTTAATCCCTTGGACCGAGCGAGAATTACTACTCATCGGTCATCTTTTGACTTAAGTTCGAAAAAGCTATTTACCGCTAAAGTTGGTGAAATTTTACCTTGTTATTGGCAGATTGCTATTCCCGGTAATAAGTATCGTATTTCTTCTGATTGGTTTACCCGTACTGTCCCTGTTAACACGGCTGCTTATACCCGTATTAAAGAGTATTATGATTTTTACGCCGTGCCGTTACGCTTGATTTCTCGAGCTCTTCCGCAGGCATTTACCCAGATGTCTGATTATATGACCTCTGCCGATAGTGGTACTTCTAATACTAAGATGTTGTCTTCTGTACCTAATACGTCTTTGCTTAATATTAGTAATACTCTTGCTCTTGCTGTCGGTTCTGGCTCTGATCTGCTTGATGATGCCGGTCTTCCGTTTTCATATGGTTCTTGTAAGATTTTGGACTTATTGGGTTATGGTTCATTTCTTGCTAGTAATAATGTTTCTAAAAAGGCAATTACCTCATCATATTTAGGTCTTGCTGATGTTGTTGATGCTGATAATCCTTTGGTTTATAAGACTTCTCAGGTTGTAAATTTGCTTCCGCTATTGGCGTATCAGAAAGTCTATTTTGATTTTTTCAGTAGTTCTCAATGGGAAAAACATTTGGCCTATTCTTATAATGTTGATTATTGGGACGGAACATCACAGCTGACTGTTGTTCCTGATATGTTGAAGCTTCGGTATGCTAATTACCCTAAAGACTATTTTATGGGTATTCTTCCGAATAGTCAGTATGGTTCGGTAGCTGTTTTACCGCCCTCTTTTTTGAATTCTGATCTATCTTCTTCTATTGTCAATCCGTCTACTCCTTCTGCTGGTCGTTTGGTTTCTGGTTCTACGACGACTGTAGAAATGTCTGGTAATAGTTCTAGTCGTGGTCAATATCTTTCACTTAATTCTGATCTCTCCGCCCTTTCAATTCGTGCTACAGAATATCTCCAGCGCTGGAAAGAAGTAGTCCAGT